GCCGTATCAATTATCATAGAAGATCTGAATTTACAGAAAGAATTTCACACCGTCTTGAGTCTTCATTATTTATTGAATGTATCCACGTATCCGGATTGAACTTTTTATATATAATAATCAATGTATATCGAGATTACGCACATTCTCAATTGTAACATATATATGTCAAATCACGCGGATACACGGATACATCAATTAGATATTATTTTTTCCCATTTTCATACTCTTTCTTATAACGATAGAAAGTTGATTGGGCCAACCCTAATTTTCTCATAAGTTCAAACGGACGAATTTCTCTTTTTAAAACCTGCTGATAGTATTGATTAAATTCAACTTGTTTCATTTTTCGAGGTCTCCCATAGTTCTCCCACTCTCCACGAGACTTTTTAGCTTCTATACCTTCTCGTTGACGCTTTTCCTTTTTTTCGATTTCCGATTGTGCCATTGCAGCATACAATTCGATAAGCATGTTATTGACTGTTTCCATCAACATTTGAGCCATGCTATTTTCCAACTTTGAATAATCCATTAACGTTGTTGGCAGTTCCAGGATTTTTACCCGAATATCATTATCCTTGAAAAACTGTAACTCCCTTAATGTTTCTCGCTTATTTCTACCCAGTCGATCAACTTCTGTAATAATCAGTTCATCTCCAGAGCGAAGAACATCTTCTTTTAACACTTGATATCTTGGTCTGTTAAAATTTTTTCCTGTTTGCTGATCTGTATAGATACGTTCCAATTCCAAACAATTTTTCTTACAGTATTCCGTTATCTCAGCAACACCACGATCAAGATGTTGTTCTTTTGTACTGGTTCTATGATAACCATATCTCAAGTTTACACTTCCTTCCTAGAACAAACGTGCCAAAATGCATAGATATCATTTGGGACTTTCCAAAAATTCGCATCCATGCATTTTGGCACTCGTTTTTATCACTTTTTTACACGTCCCAAAAAGTATACATTTAGGGACGTACTTTACCCAACCATCCAAAATCCAATCAATTCCTCAATCTGATCCCAGCTCTCACAGCTGAGCTGCTCATATTTGAGATAGATTTCCCACATTGAATGAATTATGTCCTTCTGTTTGCTTAAGAAAGAAAAGATTTCCTGAGAAATGCCTTCATTGTATTGAAAGAATTCTTTGATACATCCGTAAAAACGAATCTTTTCACATTTGTCAATAATCTCTTCTTTCTTTTTCTTCAGCATCCGATACTGGAAACGGTTGTATTCCCGGCGAATGCGAAACCGCACCATACTTTCTGTATTAAGAAGCACTTTCAAGCAGTTCACCTTCTTCCATATCAATCACCGTCTCCGGTTCCACCTCCGACATATCTACGGCAAAGTGAGTTTTGATTGTCTCGTCATTGGACAAAGCCCGTTGAAACTCCGTTTTCAGCGGTGCGTACTTCAAGACTTTCTTGATGACCGTTTTCTTTGCCATGTCGATATAATTCGTTTTCCAAGGAGAATATTCCGAAGAAATCCCCTTACTATATTGCAGGGCAAAGGCATCCATATCCGTTTTGCTCATAACTTCAAACCCATACCCACCGTTTTCTAACTTAAACAACGCATAAAAAGCATACGGTTCCCCGCGGTCTCTTAACGTGGGTATGTGTTCCAGCCGCCCATTTAAACCGAGTGCGTAATGGAACTCGTCATTTTCATAGACAACCTGTGCCTGAACGGTCTGTACCATTTCGTTACGGTACACAAGGTCCAACATTCCTTTGTAGCCAATCTGGAACTGACATTCCAAAACCCCCTTGTTTTTATAGGGAATCAGATATGCCTGCCCCAGCGGAGTATTCGGCTCCAATCCAAGCTGGGCAGCATTCATCAGTGCCGCAAGAAATGACATCTGCGTACATTCTGCCAGCTTCGGGGTGTTATTCAGAGCATTCAATGCCATTCGTGTAAACCGTTCCGGGGTGATGACACTTGGTAAAGCTCTTGCAATCTCCGGTTCGAGTGTCTTAATCATGTCCGCGATCGACATGCTCTTTGTTAGCTTCACTTTTCCTGTATTTTCGGCTTTCTTCGCCAGTTCGTTCTTTACATCCATACTGAATTCCTTCCTATATAAAAAGAAAAAGCGCTGATACCGAAGTATCAACGCTGTGTGTTATTGTTACGATACCGCTTTTACCAAAAAACGGCGGCTTTGTGTGGGTTTGCAAAAGTGGGTATAGACATCCGGCATCTCGGCTTTCAACCGTGTCGTGTCAATACGGTTGCTTGTACTGTTTTTCCATGAAATACGGTAATGGTCATTTTCCGCCACTTCTGCATCCTGCATAAATACTTTGATTTTCTGCTCAATGGTTTTCTTTTCCGTGTCGAGCTTATCCATGAGTTCCGCGATCTCATTTCTCCGTTTCAATTGTTCATCAAAGCCAGTCAATGGAATCACCTTGTCCAGTTGTGCTTTGCCAAAATATTGCTGAATCAGTTCTTCGGAAGAAGAGGAGCCGTCCGGTTCGGGCATACTCCGCGGAATTACATGGTTCTGCCAAAAATCTTTCTCAATGGAGATAAGATTTTGAATCAGTTCTTCATCCCGCTCAATACGCTGCCACAGAAACTCTCTTCCCAAAATCACAACCGCAATATACCATGCCTTAGCTCCTGTAACTGCCATATAATGGTGACATTGAATCTGATAAGATTCCGGGATATGACCGTCTTTCCATTTGTCAGCAGAATAGGCAGATGCCGTTTTGCATTCAAGTCCGGCATCTTCACCTACGATCAGCCGGTCAACATTGGCAAACATAAACGGATTTTCGGTGCTTTTGTAAATGACATTGGCACGGCGCACCTTTTTTCCCGTTTCTTCCATGAAACGTCTGGCAACATAATCCTCCAGATCACGTCCCTGCCGCATGGCTTCATTGTCCTTTTCCTCAACCGTTTCGCTTACTTTGTCCTGATAAACCGCAAGAGGAGAGGTGTAGGGATTCAACCCACAGATGGCTCCGGCGTCACTTCCACCGATACCGGATTTGCGAGCTTGCAGCCATTCTTCATGGGTCATGTCTTTGGTACTAATTGTTGAAATCGTCTTCATTGTAATACACTCCATTCTCATCGGCTACCAACAGAATCTGGTTTCCATCATACAGGTAAACGCTGTCTGCAAGTACCTCTTCTTCCAAAACACAAGTCTGATTAATCTCCATAACCATTTGCTGATATTCATAAAATGACATGCTGTTCTTATCAAAAGGATATACAATCACCTCATGAATACTGCTCGGTAACAAAATGAACGTACCAATTTTTTGATGCAATCTCTGTAAAAAGGAATCATACATCATAACGGTTGCTCCATTTATCTTATTAGCATTGGTAAGGACATACATATCTTGTGGAATCTTTTCTGCATCGGGAAATAATTCTTTTTCAGATGGCTCTAACATGCCGGAAATCACTCCAAGCATATCCATGATCTTCCCCGGACAAAGACGCTCTGTATTTTGTCGTGCCTCATTGAGAACCTGTGATTCCGATACATTCCAGTGTGACAGCAATGTCTTGGTAACACGCATCGTTTTAACAGACTTAGCATCCGAGAAAACCTGAACAACAGCTATTGCCATCAGATCGCAGAATTCCTCATATACCATGGTATTCTGATATTCTTTATTCTTCTTTTTCGATACCAAACGGAAAAAGATAGAATTTTTTACCGTTTCCCAGTCCTCCACCCAGCAAAGGGCATCTTTCGGAATATCTGTAATAGCTTTTTGTAACGTAGCCAAAATTTCTTCGATAATTTGCTCCATCTCTTTGCCATGCATGTATTGCTCAAAGTATGCTTCGATAGAAAGGCTCGGATATATCGTTGTTCCACGTCTGCCGATTGCAATAACAATTTTCTTTTTCCCATTATTCGCTAAAATGTCTGTACAAAGCTCCGTTGTCCATTCCGGACCAAGCTGCTCCTGCAATTTGCTTGTAAGTGTGTTATAAAAGTTTTTTGGTGTCATAGAAAAATCCTCCTGTTTTCGTAGTGTTTGTTATGCTGCTTTCAAAATCATGCGGTGTGCCTTGTCGATCAATGGATTGCCATCCAAGGTTTTAGCAAACAGATTTTCTTGGTAGGAATCTGTCTTTCGAAGTGGCTCTGCATGGGTCGCAAAATCAGAAACCGCATTGATAAATTTGTAACCATTGTTTGATAATGCCTTTAAATCCGGTGCTTTGTAATAACGAGCCAGTAGGTCATTTCGCAATCTGGTTACATTTTTCTCCTGCTGAGAAGTGGCATCTTTCGGAAGCGGAATCAACTGCTCAACCAGTTCCGATACCTCGTTGTCATTAAACGTAATATCTGCCAAGTGATTGACTTCCTGATTCAGTTCGTCCATGTACGTCTCTGCCCGAAAGAGCGTGTCCATCGCATCATCTATCCGTGACTGAATCTGCCCGGTATGTTTTGTAGACCAGATACGGCTTGCTTTCCGCAGGGCAAGATTCAACGTATTCTGACAGGTTACTCGAATCGGAGTAAGGGCTACCTTGATACTTCCGCTTCCATCATGGGAATTAAAAAATACCAGATATGGGTCAATCCAATCACCCATCATCTGGTATCGTTGTGGCAGCTTTGCTAAAATCCATGTTTTCCTGCCGTCCTGCAACATGCCGGCGGTTTCATACCGAACACCTTGTCCGAGCAATGCATCGGTAAATGCAAAAGCTTCATGATTCTGCACCACCTTGTATTTGTCTGTCACAATGCCAAGCAGAAAATCGTCCGTGTTTCTTAAGTTTGCTCGGAATCCGCCAATCGGGATTCCATTGTCTGCGGTCATCGTTTGCTGATAAACACACCAGTCTAAGCCCGACATGGTAAGTGCTTCTCTAGAGGAGCGTGCCTCTGTCACGTTTACACCAAGACCTTTCCAGGTTGGTTTTCTCATTGTAAAGTTATCTTGCATCAAATCTACCTTCCTTTCGTTGTTTCTTTAATTTTTTTCTTGTTTTCTTTTGAAACTTCTGATACTCTACATAAGCATCCAGAGCTGTAATAACTACTGCAATTCCATTTCCAGCATACTCCAGAACTTTTTTAATTGGTAATTTCAATTGATTACCCTCCTTTCGCTAAACTTCAAAGAGATAATATATCAGTCAAAAAAGCAGAAATGCTTGCATTTTGAGGATTCAATTAATGTTCTTTCATCAAAAACTCCATTAAACTACAAACAACTTTATAAAGATACATTAAACTATTTTTTGAACACAAGGAAAGGACAACAAAAATTATGAAACAAGAAATTCCACCTATTATGACCTTTAAAGAATGTCAACATATCCTACATATAGGGAAAAATAATCTCTTAGCTATGCTTCATGATGGAAGATTGCAAGGATTTAGAATTGGTTCTCAATGGCGAATTACACGAGAAGAATTGGAAGAATTTATTGAGCATGCTAACTATTAAGTTCTTTTTTATATTTGCACACAACTAAGAGCAGAGGATCCAAAATCTGGTCTCT